AGCCAGTTCCTGAGACAGTAGAGCTTGCGCTTAATGTTGTAAACGCGCCGGTGCTTGCTGTTGAAGCGCCAATGCTCATGTTGTTGATCGTACTGGCCGCTGTTGGATTCAGCGTCAACGTACCAGCAGGGCTGATCGCCACAGTACCCGTACCAGTTGGGCTAATCGTAACCGTACTACTAGCAGGGCTCAACGTTACCGCACTAGATGCAGTAAGTGTTGTAAATGCGCCACTAGCTGCAGTGGTTGCTCCTACTGTACCGTTAAGAGGACCAGAAAAACCAGCGGCAGTCAACGTTGTACCGTTAAACGTCATGTTGGCAGAGCCCGCCAATACACCAGCGTTGTTGTACTGAACCTGGGTAGTAGCGCCACCAGCAGCAGCGCCAGCAGAAGAACCTAACTTTACAAAGTCACCAGTGGATTGGTTCCAAGCAACAACAGCGTATTCGCCGTTGTTCACTGTTACACCAGTAGTTGCCGCACCTTTGACAGTGACGCCAAAGCCACCGGTTGTGTTGTTCATGACAACATACGCACGACTGTTTGTCGGGACTGTAATTGTCCGGATCGTAGATCGAGCGCCCGAGCATGAAAGTATTTTGTACTGGGCAGATGTTGTACCCAAGTTAGACGCGGAGGCCGTACCTTGAGTTGACGTAAGTGTTACGTTAGCATCGGTTGTAAGAGACAACGTACCAGAAATTGCCGAGTCAAGATATGTGGTAACGGAGTTGTTGACAACGTTGCCCCACACGCCGCTTTCTGTGCCGGTTACCGGCTGACCTAACGCTAATAGCGTTGTATAGTTGATAGTCATCTATCGCTCCTTTAAGTT